ACGAGCCGTGGGCAACTGATGGTAAGGCGAGTGCTGACAAGATAGAGATATTGCAAGTGTTTGATGTGGATACCGGGGAGGACGTGACTGATAGGTACAGGAGGCCGGGGAAATGACCACCATGCAGATTGTCTGTTGTTATTGCGGACACGTAATCGGCACAAAAGAAGGCCACGGCCAGACCGGCCCCACCGGCGGGATATGTAACGCCTGTCTCTGGCTGCATTACCCGCGGTATGCCCCGGAGATTATGGGGGAGCGGTATGGGGCAACAGAAGTCCAGGAAATCGCGGAGGCAGCGTGAATGAACTCTCCCTCTTTACAGGCGGAGGCGGTGGAGTCCTCGGAACAATGCTCCTCGGCTTCCGGCATATCGGTTATGTCGAATGGGACGATTACTGCCAGCGCGTCATCAAGCAACGACCGCAGGGGGGTACACTTGGCATCGGATGTGAAATTTGCATTATACAATGATCATTATCAGAACTGGAAATCTTACCAGATTCAAAAAGCGCAACTGGTGATTGCCGACATTCCCTATAACATCGGCAAGAACGCATACGGGAGCAATCCGTCCTGGTACATAGACGGCGATAACGCCAACGGGGAGAGTGACAAGGCCGGGAAAGAGTTCTTCGACACTGATAAAGACTTCAGGATTACGGAGTTTTTGCATTTCTGTTCAACTTTGATGATTAAAGAGCCCAAGGAAACAGGAAAAGCGCCATGCATGATTGTCTTTTGCGAATTTGAACAGCAATTCGAGTTGATAGAGAAGGCGAAACGGTACGGGCTAAATAAGTACATCAACCTCGTTTTCCGCAAGAATTTCTCTGCGCAAGTCCTGAAGGCGAACATGCGGATCGTCGGTAACTGCGAATATGGGTTGCTCCTGTACCGGGACAAGCTGCCGAAATTCAATAATGACGGCAAGATGATTTTCAACTGCATCGACTGGGAGCGGGATAACGATACGCCGAAGATTCATCCTACTCAGAAGCCGGTCAAGCTATTGGAACGGCTGATCCGTATCTTCACGGATGAGGGTGATGTGGTAATCGATCCCGTTGCCGGGAGTGGTTCCACTCTCCTAGCGGCTATGAATTGCGGGAGGAGGGCATACGGATTTGAGATCAAGAAAGATTTCCACCGGGAGGCTGTGAAGTTACTGGAAGCCCGGAAGGTCGAGATTGAGGAAACAGAGAAATACGGATTCTCTCCAACCGTCATGAGCAAAGAACATCCAGTATTGTTCGGAGGGCTGATATGAAACTCCAAACAGCCCAACTCACCACCCACTGCACCCGATGCGGGTCCAAAATCTACGCCGGGGAAATGATGCTTGTCGAGCACCATGCGCGGCTGTTTGAAACGGAAACGTGGTGCGAGGAGTGTGCGCAGGAGCTGGCGGGGGAGGAATAAAAAAGCCCTCTTCCGAGGGCAATAAGCATGTGTACAGGCACCTTACCACGGTGCCGGAGAGGAGTCAAGAAGTGAACACAGCAGAGAAGTTGAGAGCGGTTGAGGTATGCAGTTGCGGGAAGTTTTACCCTTCACAGGAAGGTGTCGCGGCCTGCCAGGCGAACAAGCACGGCAGCGGTAAAGATACATTCGGCGACAAAGAACGGTTCCTGAACACGATTGAGCACGAATATTCCGCTGAATGCGCGGAGTGTGGGGAGCGGCTGCGGTTCAGGATAATCCAGGTGACGCCGCTCCGGACGGTTATTGACGTTCTGCCGCATGTTTGCGCGGTGGATGAAGGGGAGGTGTAGGGATGGGAAACTTGTCAGAACAAATATCGCAACATCACACAGCCGAATCCGACTGGTATCAGGCAAGGCGGCGAGGTATCGGCGGGAGCGACATAGCGGCCATCATGGGTCTGTCGCGCTACAAGACCCCGTTACAGGTTTATCAGGAGAAGATTGGCGAGGCCGGCCCCATCCCCGATAACTGGCGGATGCTGGTCGGGCGCACCCTGGAACCGGCAATCCGGCAATTCTATGCCGACGTTACCGGCCATACTGTCCTTGTCCCGGAATCGATCATTACCTGCCCGCAATACCCTTTCCTGCTGGCGAACCTGGACGGCTACACGGACGAGCCGCGAGTGGTGGAAATCAAGACCGCCGGGAGCGGTCGCGAGTGGGGGGAACCGGGAAGCGCGGATATCCCCACTGAGTACATGTGCCAGGTGCAGCACTATATGATCGTCACCGGTTACCAGGTCGCGGATGTGGTCGCGTCAATCAGCAACCGGGAGCCGGTCATCTACACCGTGGAGGCCGACAGGGAATTACAGGAGATGATGGTTGATGAGGCGGCCGCATTTTGGGAGTTGGTGCAGAAGAACATTCCGCCCGAACCCGTCACCTATGCCGAGGCGATCCAGAAATACGGGAATTTGACCGTCAGTGGAGGCGTGGAGGCGTCGAAAGAGATAGTCCAGGCAGTGAACAGGCTGAAGGTCGTCAAGGAGTCAGTGAAGGCGATGGAGGCCGAGGAGGAGAGATTGAAGGGTCAAATTATCCTCGCTCTTGGGGACAAGGGCGACACGTTGCTGAAGGACGGGAAGCCGCTGGCGACGTATCGCATTTCCAAAGGGTCCACGCGGTTCGATGTCGAGGCGTTTAAGGTGGCTCATGCGGATCTCTATCGGCAGTTTCAGAAAACATCGGAAGGCAGCAGGCGGTTTCTACTGAAGTAGAACACTATCGAAAAGGAGTCACGAATATGAACGACGTTGCAATTCACCCGTCAAACTCGATACAGCCCCACGGTTCGGCCCTCGCGCAGATAGCTGGCAGCCGGGAAGTAACTGAAGCCCAAGCCGCAATCATGGTGGCCAAGCGTTTCCCCCGGAATGAAATGGAAGTGGTGGACAAGGTTATGATTGCCTGCCAGCGCCCCTCCCTCGCAGAAACAGCACTCTACACATACAGCCGTGGTGGTACGGACATTTCCGGTCCTTCAATCAGGCTCGCGGAGACTATTTTCAGGCTATGGGGAAACGCGGCATGTGGCGTAAGAGAGCTGGAAAGCGGTTCCGATGAAAGCGTACTTGAAGCCTATGCGGTGGATTACGAAACCAATGTCAGGCAGTCAAAGGTATTCACCGTCAAGCACGAGCGTACCACGAAGAACAGGACGTACAAACTTGAGGACAGCCGCGACAGATATGAAAACCTCGCCAATTTTGGCGCAAGAAGACTCAGGGCCGCAATGTTGGCACTTATCCCCGCCGACATTATTGAGGCCGCAGTGAGCCAGGTTGAACAGACACTAAAGGCAAAAGCCGATACCTCACCTGAAGCATTGAAGAAGCTGGTTGATGCCTTTGACAAATTCGGAGTAACAAAAGAGCAGATAGAGAAGCGCATCCAGCGCCGCATCGACGCCATCACCCCGGCGCAAGTCGTATCCCTCCGCAAGATATACAACTCCCTCAAGGACGGCATGAGCGGCCCCGCCGACTGGTTTGAAGCGCCCGAGCAGGCAGCCGACGAATCGAAGGCCGGGACGGTCGAGAATCTCAAGGACAAGTTGCGGAATCGGAAGAAGCAGGAACCCGAACCGCCGACGCAAACCGAAGAAGCCGCCGCGCCTCTCCCCAACATGGACAGCGCCGATGACGGCTGGCCCGATCCTCCAGGCGAACATGCCGAACCCTGCCCTGAATGCGGCGAAACTGGAGGCCATGCTCCGTCCTGCCCCTTCGCTGAACCGCCGGAGAGGGAATAACCATGACCAAAGAAGAAACCGAAATGAAAGTCGCATTCAATTTGAGCGTCGCCGCCCTCATGCTCTCCGACCTGGGCGACAGGTTCCCGGAGAAGTCCCGCATCCGAACCCGAGCATACGACATCGCCGGGAAATGCTTCGATATGCTCTGTGATTTCCCGTTCAAGGAAGTGCGGCACGAAGAATTCTGGAAGTCGCGCAAGCTCAATATGGCGCTGAATCGGGAGATCCACCGGCTGTATTACCGGCAGGAACCGAAGCGGGATGCCAGGGGGCGGTTTGTTAAGAGGGAGGCGGCATAGTGTTATTTCCAATCACCAGATTTGCCAAACAGAACACCATCCTCGAACAACTGGACCATCTCCAATCCGAGATTAACGAGGTCCGGGAGGCCGTGGAGGGTGGCGACCTGAAAGCGGCCTCCCTGGAACTCGTAGACGTGCAGCAATCGGCGGATACGGCCCTGCATATACTCCTCGATATGGGCGTTGACAGCTATTCGGCGTATACCG